GGCTGCGTTTACTAGCGCTTCTTTAGCCGCGGCGTCGGGATGCATCTTTTTGGGATCGAGCCTCTTCTCGGCCGACTTCCGATACTTATCCATTTAGTTTCCTTACTGGTATGGTTGCATCATAAGGCCCTGTTGTCCAGGTCCCTCAGGCTGCTGTTCAGCCATTCCTGGCGTTTGTTGTTGCTCGTTTGCTACACTCATAAGAGACTTAGCAAGCTGTACAAGCTCTTCGATGCTTGGCTTCACAGGTGGTTGAATACCTTCCTTTGCTGCCTTGATCGCAAGATCTGCCCATTCCTGGTGATGCTTGTCTAACATAATGGCAAGAGAACGCGCGTTGTCTTCAGATGTGTTCCGCGTCTGCGATGAGGTGAACTCAACATTAGCTTCTGCTAGGTTGATGTCTGCATTGACTTTACGCATCTCGAGCTCTTGCGCCATCATAGTTTTCTGGGATTGCTCCTCAACATTCTTAGCAGCCTTCTCTTTGAACTCGTCTGCAGTGTAGTCTTCTAGGAAGTCATTACTGTCAAGACCCATAGCTTCAATGAGTTTAGTTGCTAACACGGCTGGGGCTTCTGGTTTGATAACCATACCTGCACCTTGTTGATTGAGAGAAGGGAGGATCTGAGAGCCCACCTGCCCGTACTTCGCGATTAGGTTAGAGTTGCTATTCTCACCTAAGTCCAGGAAGATCTCGCAGTCCATATCGCGTGGGAGCTTTCTAACATCTACATCTCGGAAAGTTGAACCGTCGAGATACTTGATGTTACTTTGAAGATGCTCACGCATAGTGCTGTAGATGCCTCGGACAAGACGCTTGAGCCCCGTTTCAGCAAACCGACGAGCGATATGTTGAATACGTTGCTGCGATGCAGACTGTACCTGCGACAACTTAGCTTGACTGTTACCAGAAACAAACAACTCGTCTTGCAGGCCTTGAGCTGCCTTGCTCATACCTGTCGCTTGCTCTTTGATGACTTGCATATGCTGAAGCAAAGGAACTGTACCTGAGCTGATAGCTTCAGGAGGTAGTTGTGCTACTGCATTGTTAGGGTTCCCGTTAGTTGGGATGATCTGCTTTGGCTTCATGTTCTGAAGAGCAGAGAAATCAACAACGTTAGGATCAGCAAGCTTCGGAGAGTAGTTAGTGAGATAAGTGTTCTCAATGAAACCACGAAGGATTGCTGTGGATGCGAGTGTGCTTGACCGCGAGAAGTCTGCCATGGACATACCATAGAACTCATGCGGAATATCGATTGGGCTAAGCGAAGCAAGTGGAACACTGTCAACATCTTCTTCATAAAGAATATGATTGCCAACAATGATGAAGTGCTTCAGTTCGGCTACACCGTCACCATCACGATCTACTGGGATCCAGCATTCAGTTACGGTAACTTCACGGTTAGCTTCAAGACCAAAATCATTTGGAGTGTCAGTATACGAGCTTTGGCCAGTAACCAACTTACGTGCTGATACATCTTGAGGAGTTCCAGACAACCAACCTTGGTCAGAGCCGAGCTCATCCCAGTTGTCGATGTTATCTGCTACTTCAGGCCAGTCACGACGAATGTCAGAACGGCTCATCTCAGATTGAATACCAACGAAGTCGGCTTCTTCAATGCATGATGCATCTCGAGAGATACGGAAGTTCTCAGGAGGGATGTTTGTCATCTTAACCCGAGACTTATCAGTCTTGCGGCGTAGGCGTACATCAACGTAGACAAGTTCTACATCTCCACCACCACCCATCGCATCAAGACCAGTGACTTCATTCTCGAACTCAAGATCACCAATGATCTCAATGTTCTCATCAGCGAGGAGAAGGTCAAGCTCTACTTGGTCAATGCGTTCGTACTCTTCAATACTGTACTTAAAGTCTTCTACAAAGTCCCAACGGATGATCCCATTCTTCCATAGAAGAGCGGACTTCATCCAAGTCTGGATCTGTTCCCAACCTTTGTTCTGTTTGAAGATAGCATAGTTTGTGATCATACCTGCATCACGTGCAGCTTTGTATGATCCGGGTCGATCGTCCAATGGGACGAATCGTGCGATTTTGCCGTTGTTCAGAAACAACTCAGACAAGACAGCGATATAAGCTTCAATTACCTCAGTAGTAGATGTATCAACGATAGATGAAACACCTTGGGGCGCAAGGTGCCCAGCGGCAACTCCTGCGTATTCATAAGTAGATTTGAGACGTTCATTAGCTAGATCAGAACTGTTCAACCAGTCACCAATGCTTCCTGCGACACCTTGGTCGATCAGTGCGATTACTTGGTCGTCAGACACAAGTTCTTTATAACCCTGCCCTTTGCTTTTATTAGCCATGCTTCTCTCCTATAGAGTACGTTAACACGTCACTCTCAATCTAATTAAATGGTGGGCTTTATCACCTGCCTGCCCACCGGCGGCGTTGAGGACGTGGTGAATCCTTTGTCTACCCTTAGGTAGTAATACTCTATAAGGGACGGATACTTTTAGAGCCAGTTAGTATTGTCAGGTTCCCAATCAGACAACTTCTCTTTCCAAGATACGTTCTTCGTACTAAGCCTATTCCAGTGCGTCCGGAGAACCTCTGAACAGATAGCTAGCGCAATGACTGAGTCATCATAGCAACCTGCGGCGGCTTCGGTCTTACCAGTCTCTGTAGAGATATAGTCTTTCAGTTCTTGGATGATCTGTGGAGAAGGAATAAGAATGTTGTCATTCTCGATGAGATGTTTTAGGTTACCGATAATAGCTGGTTTAGTAGCTGATGTAGTACGGAAGCCTAGTCTCTGACCTTCATCATTAGATACGTTAGCTACCTTCGTCTGCTTATACAGGTTGACATAACCCATATGTTCTAGCTTCTGGAGGGTAGCAATACCCATGCTGTTTGATTCTACAGCTAGAAGAGCATTGTTATAGTACCTGCCTAGGTAGAACAGAAGCTCTCCCCAGTAGCTTGGATCGATGCGGTTGTTCCTGTACGTAGCCACTACTTCATACTTACTATTCATTACGACAGCAGCGGAATAGTCTTGACCAACGCCTAGCGCAACATCTGCCCCAATAACGTATGGTGACTCCCACTTAGGAAAGTCATAGATAAAGAGATTACCATCACGGTTCTCATCAAACATCTTACTATCCACATCCCACTCAGACCGACGATGATGTGGTTGAGGTACGAGAGCATCTAGACGCTCCTTATTGAATACGTTAGAGCCAGACATAATGAAGGCTTCATCAGCTGTCGCTGGGTATTCCTGCTGGAACTTAATCTTCCCACCTTCAGCAATCTTCAAGCGACGCCAGAAGAGCTGAGCCTTATCTAGACCATACTTCTCTGCAATCTCTTCTTCTTCTGTATCCAATACCATATTGGTTGGTGGTTCTCTCCGATACTCAGGAGTGATGTACCAAGGCAGAAAGACAGGTAGATATTCATTCTCCCCGTTAACAGCACCTTTCCAGAGACGATAGAACTCTCCTCTGGCACCGTTAGCTGTGGACTCGAGGATTACCTCTGTACCGTCTGACTGAGAGATACCCTGGAATAGACCAGCAAGGATCTTCTCATCATGAGTCCAGAAAGCCACCTCAGACAGGTGAGCTACTGTAGGAGTTGTTCCTCTTCCAGCTTCTGGTGAACCAGCTGTATAGAGCCGGTATGACCCAATAGCATCCTTATCAGTATAAGCCGGAGACTGAATCTTGATCTCCTTAGCGTTGGACGTAAGCTCATTAGGTTTGAGGTTACCAGACATGTTCCTGATGAGGTTCTTACTCATAGAGAACAGAGCATCAGAAGTAGCTGAGTCATGAGCTAGAACAACAGACCGAGTATGCTGCTGAAAGTACGTCTTCCAGAAGACCCTAGCAGAGCAATACGTACTAATACCCTGCTGACGAGCCTTTAGGATAATACACCGTACCTTCCCAGTCTCTGCCTGCTGTTTATCTAATGCTTTAGTAATCTCTTTCTGTGCTTCATTGAAGGTGAAGGGAATAAACCCCTGCGAAGCATCCTTAGTAATAATCCTAATCTGCTCTTCAGCAAAAGAAGTAAAGTCATCCTTGTAATCTTTTAACTTAGTTCTCCGCTCTTTTTCTTCAAGTAGCTTTAACAGCTCTTTCTTAGTTGTCATGTGTTTGTCCTCATGAATTCTTGTGTCATATTGGTTACAAATGACCCTATAAGGGACGGATACCGTCACGAAAAATCCCTTGCGGACCCTTAAAACACCATTTAGCCCCCTACTTGCTACCTTTTTAGGTTTGGGTGAATGCTTGTAGAAGTTTGGCGGGGCCTATAATTCCTCTAGAATCCATTTCTGGGGAGGGAATCTGGTAGGGCTGGGAGGATTGTTAAGGTGTTTGTTGGTTTTGCTGTTGTGTTTTGTTGGTTTTGCTGTTGTGTTTTGTTGGTTTTGCTGTTGTGTTTTGTTGGTTTTGCTGTTGCGTTT